GGCGACCTCGGTGCCGCCGCCCAGGTCGGACGGCGCGGCTGTGAACAGCGCGATGTAGAGGCCGGCCGGCTTCGCGACCGTGCGCGTGCGGAACCACTGATCGATGATCGCGTTCTCAAGAAAGTCGCTGGCTTGTGCGGTGCCCATGTGCAGAGTTCTCCCTTACGTGGTCGCGAGCTGCGTGCCGGCGCGCACCTGTCGCATGATCGTGTCGCTGACGCGCCGCGCGAGATTCGATTCGGTGTCGACCAGGTGAAAGATGTTCGTGATCACCGGGCCGGCGCCGCCCGCGGCAATCGCGCCGCTGGCGCCGGGGATAAATAGCTCCGGCCCTTGCTCTCCGACGATGTACGCCTGCCCGGCACTGACCGGCCCGCCGGCGGCGCGGCCGGGGATCGGCATGCGCGCCATTTCTTCCAACTGGCTGGTCGTGGTGAACAAGGAGTTGCGATTCAGGATCGCGTTGGCCGACATGCTGAACTGTTGCAGCGCGATCCACGCGCGGAGGGCATCGCCCGACATTTCAATCGTGGTCGTGACGCCGGCGTAGCCTTCTTTGGTTTTTTTCGTGCCCTTGTCTGCTTTGTCGCCGGCTTCGGTGTGGGCGTCTCCGGCGTCCGTCAGCTTCTTGATCAACTCCTCTTGTTCTTTGTTGAACGCGGCCTCCGCCTCGGTCGCGGCTTTCTTGCCGGTGAGGTAGTCCTTGATCATGTTCATGTAGCCGAGGCCCGCCGACTGCTTGCGTTCCCACTCTTGGATCTCCTTCGCGGAATCCTCGGCGCGTTTGATGGCCGCGGCGTCGCGCTTCGCGATGAACTCATCCATCATCGGCTGCTGGGCGGCGGCCTCAGCGGTTTGCCGCTGGAAGTCCTTCCAGCCCTCAAGGGCTTCCTTTTCTTTCTTCCGCGCTTCGATGCGATCACGGATCGCGTCGGCTTCCTTCTTGATTTCCTCCGCGGACTTTTGGGTTGCCGTGGTCCCTTGCTTTTTGGCTTCCGTCTCGACGCCGACGGACTTCGCCAGGTCATCGAAGAAGTGTTTTTGATTCCCGACCGCGGCGGTGAGCATGTCTTGGACCTTCGCCCACCCGACCGTCGCCACGTTCGACTTGTCCGCCACTTCGGCCATCTTCAGGAACTTCTCCGCCAGCGGCGCCAGCGTCTCGGCGCCCAAGACCGTCAGCTGCTGCCCCAGCCGGTCCCAGCGTTCCCCGGCGGCATCGAGCGCCTGCGCGGATTCCTCGCTCATCACCTTGTTCATCTCGCGCCATTTGGCGATGGCTTCGGTGCTGCCCTCGGCGGCACCGGACATGATCATGCCGAGCTTTTCGCCGTAGAGTTCGATGGCCGCGGTGTCGCGCAGTCCGCCCTGCAACCCGGCGAGTCCGTTCTGAATGGCGATGAACAGTTCTTCGCCCTTCATGCCGCGCACCTTCTCGAGCGACAGGCCCATCACGTCCAACGTGGCCGCGACGCTTTCCTCGCCGCCGGCGATCTGCTTACTCAGCTTGAACAGTGCCTTGCCCACCTGATCGCCCTCGACGCCGAACTCCTTCATCGCGCCTTGCAGCACTTGGAGTTCTTCGACGCTGATGCGCGTCTGCGCGGAGAGGTCTACCAGCGCGCCGGCTTGATCGACGATGCCCTTGACAAAATCCATCGCGGCGCGGCCCGCGGCGAGCGCGGCCTGAAATGTCAGGTACTGCGCGGCCAGCGTCTTGACGTTGCTGCTCCAGCTTTCGGTCGCCTTGCCGGCGCCTTCGGATTCCTCCGCGACGCGACGAATGCCCTCGGGCACGTCCTTGCCCATCGCTTGCAGCTTGGCGACCGCCTCGGTCGCCGTGGCATTCATGCGCGCCAGTTCTTTCTCGGTGAACGCCGCGGCGCCGCCCATGTCATCAAAGACCTTCGCCATCAGCGTCGCGTCTTGAATGACTTGCCGGCCGGAGAAGCTGTCGCCCATGCGATTGAGCGTGGCGTTGACCTTGCTGGCGCCGCTGTCAAATGAGCGCAGCTTGATTTCCGCGGAGGCGACCGCGTCGGTGAATGCGGAGAAGTCGGCGCCGAGGACGCCGGTCAGCGCCATCTAGGGCTCGGTGCCGGCCGCGGCGAAGTCTGCATCCATGCTCTCTGCCTCAGTGGCCGCGCGCGCGCTCGCCGCGGCCTGCAACATCTCGACCAGTACGTCATGCACGTCGGCGTCTAGGTCCCTGACCCATTCGTAGCGCCAGCCGTAGCGACAGGCGAGGGAGAGGTCGAGCTCGACGCCTCGGCGCCAGGCTCCGTTTTTTTTTCCGCGCTGCGGTGGGCTTCCATCGCCTCGCTGTGGTCGTCGATCGCTTTGCTGATTTCCTTGAAGTCCTCGGGCGTCAGCGAATCGAGGATGGCGGCGAGGTCTTCCGGCGGCAGCCCGCGGATCGCGACGGGCTGGCCGTCATCGTCAGTGAGGCTCCAGTCCACCAGATAGGCGAGGCAGGTCGCGATGCCGACCTGTAAGGTGTTCACGCGCGTCGAGCCGTTCACGGTCTGATACATGCGCGCAAACATCGCGCGCTGTTCGCCCGCGGTCAGCCGGCGCTTCACGGTCAAGGTGTCGCCGTTGGCGAGCTTCAGCACGGTGACATCCGGCCGGGTGAAGCGTGAGCGTTTCTCCATGCACATCCTCTAGTGTTCGGGCGGGCCGATGCGCGCGCGGATCACCGACGGCCCGAGGAATAATTCCAGCACCGGAAAGGCCATGAACCCGCCGCGCCGCGGCGCCGTAAAGAGCAAGGCCCGCTGCCGTGACGCAAACGGATCGGCGCGCACCGGCCGCGCGGTCAGCCACCACACGCCTTCCGCTTTCGCGATCGACCAGGTGCCGACTTCGACGGCGGTGCGATGACCCCAGACAATCGCGCCGCGGGCGCCGCGCAGCCGCAGCCGGCCATGCACACCGCCGAACATTGCCTTACGGCGCGACGCCCATCGCCCACGGACCCGCCGCCATGAACGAGCCCTGCACCGCGGGCGCGCCTTCAACGGCCGTGTCGATGCTGGCGTCCATGTAGGCGAGGCCCGACCACTTGAAGTCGGGTTCGGTGCTGTTCGGCAGCAGCTCCAACAAGCCGGGCGTATCGGCGTCGGCCGCTTCGAAGAGCACCACTTCATCCGAGTTCCAGAAGCCGGCGATGGTGCCGTTCAGGTCTTTCATGCCCGGCACGTAGACCTTGTTCGTGTCACCGAAACAGGTGACGTTGATCTTCTCGGTCTTGAGATCCAACTTCCAGTTGTTCAGCGACAGCACGACGGTCGGCGTGGTGCCGGCGGCGTCATACTTCACTTGCCCGTTGCGTCCTGCTTTGATCACCGGAACCTCCCTTGAACTACGCTGCCGCGATCGGCGCGACGAGGACTTCGTAGTGCCCGCCGCGGTGCTGCCACATCGCGCTGTTGTCGACTTCATCCCGCTCGGTGTCGCGCGCCCGACCGGTGCGGCTGGTCAAGCTGTGCGCGTAGCCGGGAATCGTCAGTGGCTGACCCTGTAACAATTCGTGAATGCGCGCCGCCGCGGCCTTGACATCGGCGCCGTCGATGTCGCGCTCGATGGCTTTCACCAGATAGATCGTTCGCTCCAGCGCCGGCCCGTCGAACGTGTAGGTGTCCTCATGGAACTCCATCGACACGACCACGTACTTCGTGCGCCCCGGCGGTGCGACATCGAAGTAGACGCCATCGGGCATCAGCGCCATCAGCGCCGGGTCGTTGCGGAGCACCGCGAGAATCGCGGCATCCACATCAGAGGGGTCCGACACCATGCACCTCCCTGACCTCGAGACCGTGTTTCCTAAGCACGGCGGCGAGATCCGTTTGCAGCGCCGCGCGTTCGGCTTGCACCGTGGGGATAAAAATCTTCGCGCCCGGCATGGGGCCGCGGTTGTACCCGAGCGCGGTCTGCCGCGAGGCCGTGCCGGTTTCAAAGATGAAGGCGTGCGGTGCGCCGGTGATGACGCGGCCGGTCGCGCCGTCCCGCGAGCGCTTGACCGAGTACTTGACGCCGCCCTTCAGGTTGCCGGTGACTTCGGGATACTGCGCGATCACCTTGTCGGCCGCGGCCTTCGTGTGGGCCTCGACCCGATCCCCGCCGTCCTCGGCCAGCGCCGCCGGCAGCTTGCGGAGTTCGGCCAGCAGGTCGTTGAGGCCGAGGATCTGAAGCGTGGCGCTCACTCGACCACCTCGGTACACGCGACGATGGATTCGGCCTTGCGCTCATCGGTGGTCGACACGCCGGTCACGATGAAGGAGCGGCCGTCGAAGATGATGCGGACCTTCGTATTCAGCTGCGGGTGAAACGGCAGCTTCACCACATGCGACGCGCTGCTGATGACGCCGCTGTCTGCGAACACGCGCTCCATGTCGACGGCGCTGGCCGTCTCGATCTTGGAGAACATCCGCGGCGGCGCGAGGTCGACCCATGACTGTGCCCACCCGCCATCGGGCGTGTCGACCAGCGGTCCCGGC